TGATTCCTCTCCGTCCACGACCTCTTCTCCTGCTCCGATCAGTCCTAACTGGACTAATCGCCTCGTGGGTTGTAAAGCCCACGAAGAGGAACCTCCGACATTACGGACGCTCGGCTCGTGATACCCGTAAGGGTATTTCGAAGTCTCAGCGTTCGCGGTGCGAAGAGTCCTTGCAGTAACCTGGAAAGGTTACTAGGTTCGGATCGATCAGGCAACTGCGCGTAACAAGCCTTTAATCAGGCCCTTACACACGTGGTTGCCCGTCGGTCTTGAGCAGTTTCGCGTTCAATCATCGTATAGTGTTGCATGCTCTAAGATAGGAACCATATGGTCCTAAGTAAGAGCTTAGATGAGTTTAAAGTCATCGCTGCGCTACTATGCGACGTTCAAACGTTGCACAGTGAAGTGTTTACACCACGTGCGTTACGTCTAACCATCAAAAAGATGGAAAGCCGTTACACACGGGAAGGAAAAGGTCTTCTAACGAAGACCTTCCCCCGTCTGGCCAAGTCCCTTGATCGGGCCTTGACCGGCGAAGTCTCGCTTGACTGTACTGGGTTTCGAAAGATTCCCGGTACTAAGCTACCAAGATTTCTTGGAGAGCTATTCAAGCGTATCTTCACACACGACGGTTGGGTTCTTCCAACACCCTGTGTGACAAGCATCAAGTCGATTCGGCAGGTTCTGTACTTGTTTTACAAGTACGAGCTCCCGTTCGATACAGACCAAGAACATCAAGTCCTTGATCAATTCGAAAGAACTGACAATGATCTTGCCATCCATAATCAAGCTTGTACTGACAGCAGTACATGCTCTTCTGCATCTGATCGGTGTACCGCCGGCGTATGCCCCAAAAGAGCACAAACCGTCGACACCGACAGTATCGTCAAACGTGCAAGAGTCCTACTCAGTAGGCTCTTCCAATCGTTTGACCTCAGTGACATCTACCCAAGGCACGGTCCAGGTGCTGTCTCTACAAAAGAGACGGGAGCCCGGAAGTACCAATGGTCACAGATATCACCTAGAATCACCCAAACGTACCCATTAGATCAGTATTTTTATACTAGTCTTGGGCACGTGTGTGATCGATACCAAGAGATTCAATCTCTTGTATTCAGCTAACCCTCAGCCAAGGTTATCCTTGTGCCTAAAGATTCGCGCGGACCACGCCTAATCTCTGCAGAACCCCTGGCTTTCCAGTGGATTCAACAGGGTTTAGGTCGTGCGATCGTGGAACATGTGGAGAAGCACCCCTTAACAAGGTACTCCGTCCACTTTACTGATCAAACTCCTAACCAGATTGGAGCCCTTAAGGGCTCCATGATGACCAAATACCAAATTGATCATCGCACGAAAAGGTTTCAACCTTATCGCCTGTGTCACGGAGCGTACTCCACCCTGGACCTCAAAGAGGCCTCGGATAGGGTATCGATCGGTTTGGTTCGTCTGCTTTTCCCAGCGCCTCTTTCGGAGGCCCTGTTGAATTGCAGAAGTCTGTCAACGGTGCTCCCAAACGGCAAGGTTTTAAAGCTCAATAAGTTCGCACCAATGGGGTCAGCTCTTTGCTTTCCCACATTGGCGCTTACTATTTGGGCCATCCTTGCTGCCGGTGCACCCGATGCGGATGCGCGTGAGCGCATCTTAGTGTATGGTGATGATGTGATTGTGAAAACGGCCGAAGCCGAGAACGCAATCAAGCAGCTG